TCAGGACCATGTAAAATCTTGTGGGTTAGTCCCGTGTACTCACAAACCAGTAAAGTACAGAAGGAACTGATGTCAGCCATAGGAGCTTCAGGTATTGTCAAGTCTTGTAACTATAGTGAAAACTATATCTCACTCAAGAATGGCTCAGAGATCTTATTCAGATCAGCGGAGAAGTATGATAACATTAGAGGACTTACGATGGATTATGGTGTACTCGATGAGGCAGCCTTTATGAAAGAGGATGCATGGCGAGAGGCTATTAAACCAGTATTTCTTGTAAGAGGTAAGAAGGTACTCTTTATCTCTACACCTAAGGGTAAAACATGGTTCTATGAGTTATATCAGTTGGCCAACGCACACGACTACCCACAGTACCAGGGCTACACAGGCACATCTTATGATACACCTTATATAGATACATCGGAAATAGAAGAAGCTAAGAAGACGCTACCTAAGAATGTGTTTGATCAAGAGTATCTTGCAAGGTTCATAGATACTGGTGGTGAAGTGTTCTCAAACTTAGACGAGTGCACAGTTGACAAGTGGCCTCAAGCACGTGGCAAGATCTTCTGTGGTATTGACCTTGCAAAACAAGAGGATTACACTGTGGCTACCTTTATGGACTCAGATGGTAAGGTAGTAGAGATCTATAGAGCCAATGCTCAAGAGTGGTCTACAATGACACGTGACATCTTACAGTTAATTAGAAAACATCAAGCCACGGTTTATATAGAGGTTAACTCCATCGGCGATGTTATCTATGAGATGATAGCCAAAGAGTGGCAAGACACACATCCATTCCAAACTACATCAAAGTCTAAAACAGAAATCATAGAAGGTCTGATACTAGATGTTAACGAAGCCAACATTCAGATACCGTCTAAGACATTGTGGCCTTATCTCTATGATGAGCTTTCAGTATTTACATATGATTACAATCCTAAAACAAGATCGATCAAATACGGACATCCTAGTGGCTTCCATGATGATACGGTAATCGCCTTAGCATTAGCCAATTACTCTAGAAAACAGATGAAGTCCTATGGCTCATATGCTGTCATGGGTAAAAGGTAATTCAAAAGGACTCAGATTTATATTTCTTACTATATGAGCATCAAGATTAATATTAATAAAACAAAGTACGAGATACCAGAACGGTTGACTGTTGACCAATACTCAAAAGCAATACAGTTTGATTGGACGGATCCTAAGTACTATCCGATGATAGTGTCCCAATTAACTGGAGCTCCTATTAAATTACTAATGCAAGCAGATGAAGAGGCCATGACATTGGCGATCGCACTTGTAATAAAAGCAATGAATGAAAGACAAGAGACTCGACTAATAGATTTAGACTCTATGACGTTTGGTCAATTCGTTGACTTAGACACTTATATAGTCCAAGGCTTAGATACTCATTTTAAATCTATTACTAAGATCTTAGCACCTCAAGCCAAATATGCAGACGAAGCTATGTGGGCGATTGATCAATATGCATCATTCAGAATATACACATACAGACAGTACTCTAGTTTATTTGGATTAGATGAACCACGATACGATGGCGAAGACACAGAGATCACAGATAAATTAGCAACAGCTAGATCTTGGTATAAAATAATAGTTGGACTCGCACACAATAATATATTACAGTTAGACGCTGTAACAGAACAACCACTAAAAAAGGTACTTAACTTTATGGCTCTACAAAAAGAGCAACAGTTAGAAGAGAACCAACGCAAACTAAAAGAAAGAAGACAATATGACTTACAAAGAACTCGTCGATAGAATCGCTCGCGTATGTGATCAGCATCCAATAATCAGAGACTTTGGTTATGGTGCTATTACAGACCTAAAAACTATGAATGCTGAGCATGGTAATTCCTTAGTAACCGCTACAGATGAAGAGGATGCAATGACTCTATATCCTTATGTGTTCTTAAACCCTACACAGTCTACTAGATCATCACAGGCTATCTCTTACAGATTTAATATGATTGTTATGGATACAGTACTAGACAATGGTTTAGAGTTACTTCATGGTGATGCAGGAGATATCGATCAAAAGGATCCACCATATAATCAAACCCTACAAGTACAATCAGATTGTCAACAATACATAGATGACATTATAGCAGCACTAAGATTTAGTCTACAAACTTTCTATGGCAATCCATTATTAATGGATGTACAGTTATCTGTTAACCTAACACCATTTAAAGAGAGGTTTCAAGATACTGTTGCAGGTTTCACAGCTACCTTAGAGGTTATGATAGCACAACCAATAAACAATTGTAAAACACCATTCTAAGATGACAACAGAAGAATTCGAAAGAGCATTAGAAGGTTTCGGAGAAACTCTTGGTAATCTATCACCAGTCTTATTTGACTTAGGTGGTCAGATAGTCGATGAGATGAAACGTAACGTGCCAGAAGATATTGGTAACTTAAAGTCTAGTATTAAGGCAGTCATTGACGAGGACTCACTCTCTTTTGAGATGTTAGCCTATGGTTTATTCCAAAACTTTGGTGTTAAACCAGATTACAATACATCTAGTAAACACAAAGATTTTAACTCTGCATTCGGAGGTATTACTAATCCAAGTGAAGTACCATATGGTGTAGAACCTAAACCGCTCGCAGGTAATTTTTATACATATAAGAAGAGAAAGTTTGGTTTACCAGCTCGTAAGTTCTTTGATGTAGATCAAATAGCAGAGATAGTAGCAAATGGCGTAGCACAACAATTAACAACAGACATTTAATATGGCATCAACAGTTTCATTAAATCAATCACCAGGTACATTTAACCTAGCATATGGTCCTAATCCAGTAACTCTAAGTAGTTTACCTTCAGGAGCAGACAAATTTGTTTTACAAGTACGAACATTAGGAGGTGATATCTTAGCAGATATTAGACAGACAGCTAATGCAGAAGGCAGAGCTATCTTTGATATACAAAACATTTTACAAACATACGTACATGTTTCACCTGTTAACACAGAACAAATTGGAATTGGTAATGTTAGTCCAGCTAACTTACAAAACTCCGAACAAGAAGTAGAACAATACATCTTAAGAATAGGTGACGAAACAGCAGGTGTTGTAGATCTTAAAGCTACTAGTTATGGACCTTACCAAGTAATTGGTGGTAAAAAACCATGGTATGATCTAGTATGGAGTGAAGGTCAGTATCAAGCTAGTGTTAAAGGTGGTGACGAGTTAAATCCATGTACTGAAGTAGTTATAGGTGGTAGAGTCTTAAGTGATGATCAATCATATATCTTAGGTTCTGAAATACCTCAGTATATACCGACAGGTCAAAATGATTATCCTTCTTCGATTGGTATCAACGATAGAGTACAAATACATGATGTATTCTCAGACGATATGCATACTGTAAGTTTCTTTAATAGAGTTTACAGATCGATACCTGCAGCTAACTCAGCAGTACAAGGTATAGAAGGTTTTAGAATTACTTCATATGAATCAGATGGTAGTGCACTAGACGATGTGATTATACCTAATATTGTAGCAAATGGTGGTGGACCTAATATCAACTATGGTGATGGTACACAACCTTCAAATAACACTGCGGTAATTACTGCAGGTTTAGGACCATTTAACTTAAATAACTTTACATATTATACAACACCTGCATCAACATCTAACTTTACATTAGATTCAGCAGCTAGTTACTACTTTGTACAACCAGTAGCATATACACCTGGTACTTGTATTAGTACATTTACAGGTTATGCCGATGAGTCTTTGAGTTGGGTACAAATGTATAGAATATATGATCGAGGTGCAGTTGTTAATAACACTGGTTGCTTAGATTACAATCGTATACAATTCTCTTGGTTAAATTCATTTGGCTTTAGAGACTATTATACATTCACTAAAAAGAATGTTAGATCAACTAAGAGAAAGGCTAATAACTTCCTAGCTAACACAGTCGACTATAATGCCAGCCTATACGCAACGTCTACAGGAGCACGAGGCTTTACAACATACTCACAAGAAATACAAGAATCATTTGTAGCAACAACTGGTTATATGTCAGATGAAGAAGCTAAATACTTAGAAGGTCTGTTTAACTCACCAGATGTTAGAGTACGTTTAGGACAATCAGCTCCTCCAGGATATGATGCTTACTTCTTTGGTTGTAATATTACAAGTGCAAGTTGGACTGAGAAGTCATTTAGAAAAGACGGACTCTTCCAATACGAAATAAGATTCAAATTAGCGAACAACGTAAAATCACAAAGAGGATAATATGATTCAACTTAAAGTATATGATGACTCCAGACAGCTTAATCAATATTGGTTAGATTTATATGAGACTGAACCAATTAAGCTGACCCTGTCAGTCGAGGACATTACGAATGCTGAAGCCAAGTCAGTATTCTCTAGAACATTTAGAGTACCTGCTACATCAGCGAATAATATATTCT